GGTGATTCTTATTGCCTATGACTCTGCCAGTAAAGCGTCTGATAAAGCGTTTGTTATTGGTGAGGGGCGCGTGCAGCGCACCATCAAGACCGTTGGGCATGAGAGAGCGTATTGTACTTACAATTCTGTTCAAGGAAATTGTGGCGCTCCTGCTTTAAACCCTCAAGGTAAAGTTGTTGGCTTTCACAATGCCAACGCTGGTACCGAGAATGTGTTTATTCCCATTACCAAGGATCTCGCTCATTCTGCGACTGGTAGTGTTTCGTCTTTTTAGATATCCCTCTTCCCGATTTCCAGACGTGGTCTGCTTGGTACGCGAAGTATCTTGACCGTGACACTCTGAAGTATCAAGGGGTTGAAGAGGGTGGTAGTGAGTTGTACAAACGTTATTTCACTGCCGGTAACACTACTAGGTTAGGACGTGCCAATCGTTTTTCTGCTTTTAAAGAGAAGGAGATTGTTAACATGTCATTCAGAAGATTCTGTGAGCAGAATGGGATGAGGATCCCTTCGGCTTACAGACAAGTTTTTCCCGTGTTGGAAGCTGGATACAAGTCTGCTGCTAAGTATGACAAGTTTCAGCCTCGACTGGATGCAAAACTTTGGTCGCAGGCTGGAGAGTGGACGAAAGAACACTTTTCACCTGTGATGTCGGGCGCTCGCGTGCTGGATCAGGAGTCTGTCTTAAAGGAGATGGACCTGTCCACGTCATGTGGGTACCCATGGAGTTTGAAGTTCTCTAAGAAGACAGCTTTTCTTGAAGACGCGTTGGCGTCGCAAGCTGTCGGAGCGTATTGGGAACAGATGGTCCTCCCTGAGAGAGAAATGGTGCCAATCTGGACTTGCTCACAGAAGCGTGAGTTACGTTCCCTCGAGAAGCTTGAGACAATGAGTCATCGGACTTTTACTGCCTCGCCTATCGAGTTTACAGTTGCTAGTAATCGCATCTGTTTGGATATGAACAATAAGTTTTATGACGGTGCTAAGCGCACCTGGTCCTTTGTTGGGACTACTAAGTTCCTCATGGGCTGGGATGAGCTTTTTCACCGTTTGAACAAACACCCCAACGCGTTTGAGCTTGATGAGTCTGCGTATGACTCGTCGCTTTTTTGTCAGGCCATGTATGGCCAGCGTGATATCCGTTGGAGTATGTTTACTCCTGCTGAACAGTCAGCGGAAAATTGGAGTCGCCTCTGCGAAATTTACGATCAGATCGTTCATTCGGTCATTGTGATGGAGCATGGAGAGCTTGTCCAAAAGCATACTGGCAACCCAAGTGGGAGTGGCAATACGATTGTGGACAATACTATGATCCTATACCGTTTGTTTGCCTACGCTTGGTTGGTACTTTGTTCGGAAATTCAGAGAGAAACGTCCCGTTATGACTTCGAGTCTAATGTTGAGGCGGCCCTGAATGGTGACGACAACACTTATACTTGCAGTGATGCTGTTGTTGAGTGGTTTACCCCCGCCGCGATTGCTCGCGTGTGGAGTTCCATTGGTGTCATCACGAACACCCCGTGTATGAAGCCCCGTTCTTTGAGTGAAGTTACATTCCTTAGTAACGGTTTTCGCTATGATAAGGATCTAGCGATATACATGCCATGTCCGGAGGCCGAGAAGGTCTTCTGTTCACTATTGTATGGCTCGTCATTGGATGATGTTCGATGGCACTTCCTTCGTGCTTGTGCGCTCCGCCTCGATTCTTATGGGAATCTTGAGTGTCGTAGAGTGCTGTCTGAATATATAACCTAT